GCTCAGATTGACGAACAAGCAGAGAAACAAGGCGCACAAGAGGCTGTTCAGGCCATTGGGCTGTTCTTGCGTGAGGCCATGCCAATGGTAGGCTCTGCGCCAGAAACGCTGCCAATGGCCTCAGAAATGCTGCTATTCCTTGTGCGCCGGTTTAAGGCTGGCAGGGGGCTGGAATCGGCTGTTGAACGGGCGATGAAGGCGCTGCAAGACAAGGCAGACCAAGCTGCCCAGCAGCCACCAGCGCCCGATCCAGAGCAGATGAAAATGCAAGCCTTGGGTCAGTCTGAGCAAATGAAGACGCAAGCGCAAGTGCAGTCAGACCAGATGAAGCTGCAAGCAGAGATGCAGATGGCGCAAGCCCGTGCTGAGTTTGACATGCAGATGCAACAGGCCAAGACGCAGGCAGACATGCAAATAGCGCAGATGAAGGCTGAATTTGAGACTGTTAAGCAACAAAACGAAATGCAAATTAAGGCCAGAGAGATGGCCGGTAAGGAAGAATATGAACGATGGAAAGCAGAGCTGGATGCAGCGACTAAAGTCTTGGTGGCTCAAATTGGTGCAAAAGCTGGCCTCGATCAAGCTGCGATGAGCGCACAAATGGCTGCGTCTGAGGAGATTGACGCAACGCTTGGCGATGGCATGACTGAGGCAATAGGCCGGTTAACAGACATGCACAGCCAAACGCTTGGGCAGCTCACGGGCGTGATGCAGGCAATTAGCGCCCCAAAGCGCATCATTCGTGGGCCTGATGGTCGGGCGGCGGGTGTTGAGATTGTCACATGAGCTTAGTTTTAGCCGATAGGGTTCAGGAAACCACAACCACCACAGGTTCTGGGACGCTGACGCTAAACGGCGCTGTAACAGGCTTCCAAGCCTTTTCTGCGCTGGGCAACGGGAACACCACTTATTACACAATCCAAGGCGAAACGCAGTGGGAAGTGGGGCTAGGGACGTATTCGGCTAACACGCTGACCCGCGATACAGTCATCAGCTCATCAACTGGCGGGGCAAAGCTGAGCCTGGCCGCTGGCACAAAGCAAGTCTTTGTAACGCTGCCTTCTGAGAAGACAATAACGTCAATTGCCTCTGCTGATGCAAGCATCATCGTTACAGCGGTTGGATCACTTATTGATCTTTCGGTATCGCAAACGTCACCAGCCTCTGTGGTGGTTGAGAGAGTGCGAAATCGCACTGGTGCGACCTTAACAAAAGGCACGGCGGTCTATATTTCTGGTGCTACGGGACAGCTTCCAACTGTTTCCAAGGCGCTGGCTACAAGCGATGCCACATCAGCGCAGACTTTGGGATTGATAACCACTGATTTGGCAAACAATTCAAATGGCTATGTAACCATCATTGGCTTGGTTGATGATCTTGACACATCGGCCTATACAGATGGGGCGCAGCTTTATCTCAGCCCAACGACAGCGGGAACTTTGACGGCTACCAAGCCTTACGCACCACAGCATTTGGTGTATGTGGCTGTTGTTGCCCATGCTCACCCCGTTCATGGCAAGCTAATTGTTAAGGTGCAAAACGGCTACGAGATGGATGAGCTGCACAATGTGTCGGCACAAAACCCAGCAAACGGCAGTGTTTTAATCTACAACACAAGCACAAGTTTGTGGGAAAAACAGGCGCAATCCGCTTTGACAGCGGGTAATGTGTCTGGGATCGTAGCCGTGGCAAATGGCGGCACAAATGCGGCAACGGCAACGGATGCAAGAACAAATTTAGTTGCAGCCAAAAGCGGCGCAAACACTGACATTACTTCAGTGGGATTGACAACCGGCACGATCTCCACTGCACCAAGCGCAGCCACAGACATTGTGAACAAGAACTATGCGGACGGCCTGACTGCTAAGTGGGGCGCTTAAATGTTTGGCTACGCTGCCTTTGCACAGCTACCATTTGCCACCATTGGCACAACAGTTATACCGCCACCACCACCGGCAGAAGTCTTTTTAGGTGGTCACTTTGGCTTTGATGAGCGTGACAAGGGCTGGGAACAGGACAGAAAACTAGAATCTAAGCGCAGGGAGAGAATCAAAACCGCCTTATTTGGCCTGCCACCCGATCAGCGGGAGAAAATCACCAGCTCACCCGTTCAGACCATTGAGATTGCGGCGCAAACTGTAATAACTTATGATGCGCTGATGTTGCAGATTCAGGAGCTGACAAAGCGCATTGAGTTTGAGCAAGATGACGAAGACTTTGAAACACTTTTGGAATTTCTATGAAACGAACTTGGGTCTACCCCGTTGACGGCAGCGAACCTTACGAAGCAACGCCTGGCGCATACAGAGGCGAGACAATTACCACTGTAATGGGCGACATTGAGCCGTTTCGGTCACCGGATGGGGTCATGATTACAGGGCGCAAGCAGTGGCGGGAACATTTAAAAGCCACAGACAGCATTGAAATGGGCCATTCTGATGTAAAGTATGCTCAACAAGAGTGGAACAGGAAAAAGGAAGTTCAGCGGGAACGGCTAAAGGGTCAGGTCGCCACAGTGCAAGAGTTTGACCGGCCAGGCTCACCGATTGCCCCAATGCGAATGAGCAATCTGAATGTGGAGATGGCAAACCGCCTGCATAACAGGCCAATGCCAGAGCGCAAAGAGATGATTAAAATGACTTTGGAACAAATGAAAAGGATGAAGTGATGGATCAAGAAGTTGTCGCACCCGACACACCAGAAGCCCCAACACCAGAAGCGCCAGCGGCAGAAGTCAAGGCTGAACCCAGCCGTGCCGATACGATCCGCGAGGCAATGAAGCAGGCTGATGACAAGCCACCACGATTAGCCCGTGCGCCTAAAGAGGCAAAAGAAGCCAAAGCACCGGCCACAGACCCCAAATTTCCCACTGAGAAAACCGAAGCTCCGAAGATGGCAGAAATGCCAAAGTCGTTGCGGCGCGAGTTAAAAGAGCATTGGGAGAAAGCCCCAAGCGAGCTACAGCAAGCCATTGCCCAGCGTGATGCTGACTACGAAAAGGGCATTGCCAGCTACAAAACCCGTGATGCAGAGGCAAGGCAGATTACAGAGCAATTTGCACCTTACGAGTGGATTTTGCGGAACGAGAACACCACCCCAGCGGCAGCAATTGGCCCACTGTTGCAGACGGCAGCGCTGCTTCGGACGGGAACGCCACAGCAAAAGAGCCAAGCTGTCGCCCAGATGATCCAGCAGTTCCAGATTCCACTGGATCAGGTGGCCTCATATTTCAATGGCGAGACTCCACAGCCAGAAAATACTCATTACAATCAACTAGCGCAGCAAGTACAGCAGCTCACGCAGCACATCACGCAGAGCCAGTATGAAGCGCAGAAACAGAATGAAAATCGAGCACTCTCGGTTATCCAGCAGTTTGCAGGCGACCCTGCGAACATGCATTTTGAGGCAGTCTCTGACCGAATGTTGCAGCTTCTCCAAGCTCCACAGGTGTTAGGTGACACAAGTCAGATGTCAGAACGCGAGAAATTGCAACTGGCTTATGACACGGCAGTGCGGCTTGACCCAGCTATCGCGCAGCAGTTTTATGCTCAACAGCAACAAAACACGCAGGCAGCTAACCAAGTGCAAAGAGCAAAAACAGCGGCGGTACAGGTACGAGGAGCACCAGGCTCTAGCATCAGTGGCGCTATTAATCAGACAGACCGGCGAGCCGTTATAGCCAACGCGCTACGGCAAATCGGATAATTAGGAGTAAATTTATGGCATACGCCAACGCAAATTACTCAGACGTATTGGCAACGACCATTGAAAGTCGTTCCGGCATTGTTGCGGATAACGTGACAAAGAACAATGCCTTGCTGACCCGTCTGCGCGAGAAGGGCAAAATGAAGCCTTTCTCTGGTGGTTCGACCATTCTGCAAGAATTGTCATTCCAAGCCAACAGCACAGCCATGTATTATTCTGGCGCTGAAACACTGAACATTTCCCCAGCGGATGTGATTAGTGCTGCTCAGTTCCCGATTAAGCAGGCAGCAGTGGCAGTTACGATCAATGGTTTGGAAATGCTCCAAAACAGCGGCGAAGAACAGATCATCGACTTGTTTGATGCCCGTTTGGACGTTGCTGAAGCATCTATCGAAAACTTGATCTCCACTGGTATTTACTCGGATGGTACGGCCAACAACGGCAAGCAGATCACTGGTCTGCAAGCTATGGTGGTTGCATCTCCGTCTACTGGTGTGGTCGGCGGTATTGATCGCGCTACATGGTCTTTCTGGCGCAACCAGACTTTCGACTTTACTACTGATCTTGGTGCTTCTGCATCTAGCTCAAACATTCAGTCGGGTTTTAACCGCCTGTATGCGAAGACAAGTCGCGGCTCTGACGTTGTTGACCTGATCCTGTTGGATAACAACCTGTGGGGCTTCTTCATGTCCTCACTGCAAAACATTCAGCGTTTTCCTGGCTCTAGCAAGATGGCCGAACTCGGCTTTGTTGCATCCAAGTACATGAATGCCGATGTGGTTCTGGACGGCGGTATCGGTGGAAATATTCCTACCGGCACAGGCTACTTCCTGAACACCAAGTACATTTTCTTCCGGCCTCACGCAAACCGCAATTTCGTCCCAATCGGCGATGAGCGCATGAGCACCAATCAGGACGCAATTGTGCGCTTGATCGGTTGGGCTGGCAATATGACTGCCTCGGGACTTCAGTTCCAAGGCATCATGACTGAATAAGGAGCAAATATCATGTCTTCAGATTACGTCACAGACGGCAAAATCGGCATTGATTTGACGGCTACTTATGCGTCTACCTCTGCTGGCTCTACTTCCCTTTTTCCTGTCACGCCAGGTTCACGGGTCAATACGAGCAATAACGGCGTTTACATCTTTGTCCGCGCCGAAAGCACAATTGCTGCTTTTGATGCTGTCATCATGTCTTCATTTGCAGATTCGGCAAGCACCACACCCGTGATGCGAGCTGTTCCTGTAACCACTACCAACGCTGCTGCGCTGGGTTTCAACATGGTCGGCTTTGCACAAACCGCAATCGCATCTAGCTACTACGGCTGGGTCGGTCTGAATGGTCTGTTGCAAGTTAACCTGTTGGTTGGTTGCAATCCTAAAGTGCCGTTGTATACAACTGCAACAGCGGGTTCGCTGGACGATACAACTGTGTCGGCTGGCTTTATTCAAGGTATTGTGGCTAACACATCGGCCACCAGCGCAAGCGCACCATATTGCATGGTGAACAACGCTGGCCTGATGCCATCTAACCCTGTGTAAAAAATTGGCCTCTCCCTTAAAAAAGGAGGGGTCTTTTTAATGAGTTTTTTACCCCTAAAAATCACTGGTCAGTGTGTCTCAGATGACGAGACACTTTTTGGACACATGGATGCCGCGATTGCACGGGGCTATCCACAAGTCACACAAGCGCAAGACCCTAAAGAGGGCAAAATCGTTTTAGTGGCAAGTGCGCCAAGTGTCAGGGGGCAGTTAGAGCTTATTAAAAAGATGAAGGCAGACGGGTTGCCCATTGTGGCAATCAAAGGGGCGCACGATTGGCTGATTGATAACGGCGTGATTCCTGATTACGCTTTAGCCATCGATCCGCAAGAACACCGGATAGCGTTTTACAAGCCAAACAAGGCTGTTCACTACATGATTGCCAGCCAGTGCCACCAAGCGCTGTTTGACAATTTGGTCGGCCACAAAGTCACGCTTTGGCATCCGTACATCAAAAAAGGCCAAGACCGGCCAAAAAACTGCATGCTTATCGGCGGCGGCACAACTTCTGGTCTGAGGGCAATTTCCCTGTTTTATGTGCTTGGCTGGCGCAACTTTGAGCTGTTTGGCTTTGATTCGTGCAATGACGGCGCTGAACTACGGGTCAACGGCGATGGCCTCAAAGACGGCGACAAGTTGATTGAAGTCAGGATTGAGCCACAGGGCGAGCCGTTTTACTGCAATGCTGCGATGGCGCTGCAAGCTGAACACTTTCAGACTTACTACGACTATTTGCCAGATGCCACCTTTACAGGGCATGGGCATGGGCTGATTCAGGCCATCATCAAGAAGCGCAGCCAGAATGTCTTTGAGCTGGCGGGGCTGATTGACAAGCGCAAAGAGCTAAACACACGCACATCGTTCATTCATTGGGGCGACAACAAATCGGCAAGCTGGCGCTATCGTGCCAAGATACCGGCAGGGGATTGGGCCAGCCTAAACGACCTGACGGCTGACACGCTGGTGTTTGCCAAGCCCCAAGCGCAAGAGCTGATGGACATGGCACGGGCCAAGGCGCGGGGCGCATGGATTGTGGTGGACTTTTGCGATGACCACTTTGATTGGATGCACTACCAAGAGGCGCTGCGCCTAGCTGATGTGGTCACTTGCCCCACTGAGGAGATGGCAAGGCGCATCAAGGTGCTGGGGCGTGATGCCGTGGTCATTCCTGACCCGTTTGAGTACCCGTTGAAGAAGCCTCATTGCAAGGGTGTTAACCTGTTGTGGTATGGTCATCAAGTTAACAGAGCAAGCCTAGAGCGCATTTTGCCTGAGATAGCGGGTTATCACCTACGGGTGGTGTCCAACTTTGCAGGGTCAATTCCGTGGTCAAAAAAGACCATGCTCAAAGAGTTTGCACAAGCTGACATTGTGGTGCTACCCGCTACAGAGACTTACAAGAGCGCCAACAGAGCAATTGAGGC